TGCCGGGCGCGTCCTGGCGTGGCTGCTCGCTCGGCACGGGCGGCGCGGCACCATCCGGCAGGCCCAGCGCGCGGGCCATGGTGTCGGCGCCGTCTGGGGCAGCGGGCGCGGGTGCGGGCGCTGCGGCAGGTGCTGGCGCCTGCTGGCCGTTCGGCGCTGCCTGCTGCCCGCCCGGGCGCGGCGCGGGCGTGGTCGGCGGGCTGTCGCGGCGCGTCGGCGCGGGCGGTGGTGGCTGGCCCTGCCGGCGCTGCTGGTTGAGCAGGCGCGCGGCCTCGGAGACGGAGATCGCGGGCTGGCTGTCCGGTGGTGGTGCGCTCTCCGGTGCCGCTGCCGGTGCGGCGGGGGCGCTGGTGGTTTCGCTCATGGGTCTACTCGCTGCTCATCGCGCGTTGCCTCGAATGCTCCTGCACCAGCACGGTATCGATGCGGTCCTGGATTTCAGTGCGGAGCGAATGGATGGCGAGCGCCAGCATCCGCCCGCGCTCGCGGGTCGCTAGGTCAAAATCCGCAATGGCCACTCGGGTCGCGTGCGCCTCGAGGTCGCGCAGGATCGCCTGCAGCGCCGGGTCCTCGCGCAGCCGGGCGGCGTCGGATGCCGCCATGCGGGTTTCACGGTCGGACATCGCTGCTTCCCCAAGCACGCTCCAGCACCGCCACATGCTGCCTTATCTCCGGCCCGCTCAGCGGCGTGAGGCGGTATTTCAGCAGCAGCCGCATCAGCACAGGATGCGCGTATTCCACCCAATCCTGCTCCGAGAGCTTCGGACGCACTTCGAGGAGGCGCGCGGCCTCTGTCGAGAACGCCGCCAGGCGGGTTTCGCGGTCGCTCATTTGCCCTTGCGGCCACCCTGCGCGGTGGTGGTCTTGGCGGTGCTGGGCAGTGCCGCGCCGCCGCGCGCCTTGCCGGCACCGGCCGCGCCGCCGGCCTGCGGCTTGTTCTGCCCGCCCGTGCTGGTGGTCTTGGTGCTCTGCGAGCCGCTTGCTTTCGTTACCATGTCACGTCTCCCTGTTCACGGTGGTTTCGCTTGCCGCTGCGCGCGCGTCATCGCGTTCCGCGCGGTGCCCTGCTTGGTGGCTTTCACGGTGCCAGACTTGAGGTCACCGGCCTTTTGCAGCGAGGCGGCCGCGATCGGCCATGCGCTCTTGGCCGCAACACCGCGGTTTTTGATTCGCTGGACCGCTTTATCTAACAAACCGGGCACATTCGCCTCCTGTTGTGCTATAAGCGAGGCGACGCTGGGGTCGGAACCCAGCGCCACCTCTAACCAGTCCCTTGATGCGAAGGAACGTGGCTGATGCCTCATACACCCGACGAAGAATGGCGCGACATCCCTGGTTGGGAAGGACGCGCCCAGGTCAGTAGCCTTGGACGAGTGCGCACATGGTATCGCACCAAAGGACCGTGGCGCCTTCGTAAGCTGCAACTGGGCTCGCGCTACCTGGACTGCACCATGCCCACACTTTCGGGCGAGATCACGCAGCGAACCGTCCACATTCATCGGCTTGTCGCCACCGCGTTCCTTGGACCATGCCCGATGGGTCAAGAGGTGCGCCACGGCCCAGCCGGGCCGCTTGTTAACACCGTACCAAACTTGTCCTACGGAACTCACGTCGAGAACATCGCGGACAGCGTGGCGGCTGGCAGCCAGCGCGGCGAACGGCATCCTAGGGCAAAATTCACTGAACGTGACGTGCACGAGATCAAGCGGCTGCTCGCGGCTGGCGTGCGTGCCTCCGTCTTGGCGCGCCAATATGGCGCCTCCTACGTAGCGATAAGCCACATCAGAAGTGGCCGACGCTGGGCGCACGTCACGCACCTATAGCGCCTTGTCCGGGCGGTTTCGGCAGCGTTCCGCCCCCAGGCCCGAACAGTGCTGATTTCATTGCGGCGTTAGCGATGCCTCCGTACGCTGTTGGCAATCCGCCGCCCTGTAGTCCCCTCTGTATCGCCATCTGAGTTGCCGGATCGACCGTGCCGCGAGGCGGCTGGATAAGATTGCTCTGCGGTAACATTGGAGCCTGCGGGCGCCCTGGTGCGCCTTGCATAGGGGTCGGAGGCCCGGGCGGCGGCCCTGGAGGCTTCGGCGCACTTTGCGGGCCACCAACCGCGGGCGGCTGTGGAGACAACGGCGGCGGTGACGGTGGCAAAAGTTGGACGGTCGGTGCCTTGGAAGCCATGGCCTGCTGAAACTCACCAATCGCAGGCAATGGTGTGCCATGCTGGGCCGCGACGGCGTAAGCCTGCGTCCAAAACTGCAAGGCAGCCTGACTGCGCTCCCTGTCGTCACTCGACAGCAAGTCAGCCCGTTTCGTTTGTTCCTCCGCCCTCTGGCTCTCAATATCGGCACTGGTTTTTTGACCCTGAACTTGTGCAAGAATCAGGGATGGATCAGGCGGTGGCTGCGGGTCTGGCGGAGCTTGCCAACCCGGAGGTAGTGGCTTGAAGTAGGACGATACATCCGAGATGTTGATGGTTTCCAACATCCGCGACAACGTCGCGCGATACTCCGGCACGCCGCACAATGGATTGTTCAAACCTCCCTGTTGGATGAGCATTTCTTGCTTAGCAGCAACCTGCGCCAGCATGGCGAGGCGCTCAGCTGGCATGCCCTTGCCGCCGACGTTCACCGAGGTCTGCCACATCGTGGCCAGCGCCCGCGGGTCGATGCTGATCCACTCGCCGCGCAGCCGGATCACGTTCGGCCGGTCCTGCTGCCTGGCCATCATTTTGAGAATGCCGGCATACAGCGGCGCGAGCCCGGTTTCCGCGAGCGTGCGCGCCATCATGTCGAGCCGGTCCTGCGCCGCCGACGTCTGCTGCGACACCGCCACCGGCGTGGTGCTCTGCAACTGATCCAGCGACAGACCCTGCGATGCCCGCGTGATACCGGTGCGGTTCTCGCGCACCGCCTCCAACACCTCCATCACCGGCAGCGCCTCTTTGCCGGCGAACGGCTTGACCAACTCAGTCACCGCGCCCGGCTGGGTGATGCGGATGATCGAGCCGATCGCGGTCTGCCGCACGTCCTGCAGGTTGGCCTGGCCCAGCACCACCGCGGTGCGCGGGAACATGCTCTGCCCCAGGCTGTCGAGCACCGCGCGCATCACCCGCGTCTCGGTGCGCTGCAGGTCCATCACCATATCAGCCTGCGACGAGCCGATAATCCTGCCGGGTTCCCTGTACGGAGTAAAACAGGCCAATGGGATTTCGTCCGTCCGTTCCCACTGCACCAGTTCGGTCGCATTGCCGAGCATGTGCACGTGCAGCAGCTCGGCGCGGTGATCGTTGTCCGCGTCGCACCGGATCCAGCCCTCGGCATACCGCACCAGTTGCATGCTGCGGTCGTTCGGCGCGGAGCCGCGGATGTTGTGCCCCGACGCCTCGTTGCGCGCGATCGCCTCGCGCCGCCGCAGCGGGCTCATCATGCTGTCGAGATGCCGCATGACCTTGTCTTCCGGCAGCCCCATCTCGATCAGGTCACTGGCAGGAACGTCTCTGACGTGGAATATCCCTCTGGCGTTCTCCACGGTGTTGGCGTCCGCCACCACCCACACGCACTCGGAGGGCACCGCCTCGACCACCGGCCAGTTCTGCGCCGCGTGCCGCGTCAGCGTGGCGCTCCAGTATTCCGGCGCCCCACCCTGCTGTAGATACATCGCCACCTCGGGCACCTTGGCGAGCAGTTGCAGCTCGGAGGGCTGGATCGGCCGGCGAATGATGCGCTGCGCCTCGATGCCAGGTTCCGCGAGCAAGCCCTGCAACTGCGGCAGCAGCAGGTTCTCGCACACCTCGGTGCGGGTGACCTCGCGCTTGCCCCAGTGCCACCGCGCCCAGCCGGCCTTGCGGGTCAGCGCATCGAGCAGCACGTCATGCAGCACCTGCCAGCCGGGGTTGCAGGTGAACAGCGCCCAGCGGCAATAGTCCGTGGCCTGCCGCGCCAATGTGGTCGCCAGCTTGTCGTCGCCGGTGATCTCGCTGCTGATCGGCTCGAAGCTCACCGGGTCCTCGACGCCGGTGAACACCCGCAGCAGCGACGGCAGCGTGGCGCGGATCGTATCTCTGACGACCGTCAGCACCATCTGGCTGCGGCCCGGTTCCTCATCGCCGAGCGGGCGGCCGGCGTAATACTGCGATGCCGTGATGCGTTCGCGGCTCAGGTAGGTGTCGTAGTTCTGCGCGATCTTGAAATAGTAGCGCGCGATGTCGGCAATCTCGCTGTCCGGCTTGCCGAGCCGCTCGTAGACAAACTCCTGCTGCCATGGCGACGCGGTCGGCACCAAGGTCGGGCGCAGTCCCGCGGCATACGGCCGCAGCATCCCCGGCAGGCTCTCGTCGCTGTCCGGCGGCAGCGTGGTATCGGACGGGCCTTTGCTCAGGTTGGCGAAAATCTGGTCGTGCCCCGGCGGCTGTCCGGTCGGGCGCATCAGCCCGCGCAGCGGCGGCACCGGCGGCGGCTGGCTGGATTGCCACATGCTCGGCGACAGCAGCCCGCCAGCGCCCGGCTGCATGCCCTGCGCGCCGCCGATGCCCCCGGTCTCGGGCATGCCGGGGCGCATCGGCCCAGCCGGCAGCGGTGTCTGCGTGCCCTGCGTGCCGCTCATGTGCCGTTCCCCTGTTGGGTTGCCGCCGCGCCCAGGCCAAGGCCAAGCCCGGCGATGCCATACTTGCGCAATATCTCGATCGTTGCCGGGTCGAACACGACCGTATTGTGCGTCCCCGGTCCCGGTCCTTCGGTCAGTCGCGGCACATCCTGGCCGGATCGGAGAACAGCGGCGGCACGTTGCATATCGCTCGCACTAGCCGGGTTCTTGGCTGCCATACTTTCCAACTGAGTTGCCGCCGCCGCGCGGTCGCCGTTGGTCCATTGCAGCGCCTGCGCCGCGCCATGCGTCGGGTCGGCCGGATCGTATGGCTTGCCGCCGACCAGCTTCACTGGCGGTTGCGCGCCGCGCGAGCCTGCGTCCAGATACCGAATGCCGGGAATGCCGGCGGCATGCATTGATTGAGCTAGACTCATGGCACCTTCCTGGTCGCCAGCGTAGCCGCGATACCAGTCGCCTCCGCTTTCCTGCCACGCAAGCGGTGATGTGCCGATCTTGCCGATGTCGCGTATGGCATCCTGCACATGCTGGGACTGCTCGCTCAGCGGCTTGTCCCAGTCGAGGAAGTGCGCCGGGTCCGCCGCGATGTTCACCTCATACATGTGGCCGGGCGGCTTCGGCGTCACATCAGCACCGCTCTTGAGCAGATCACGCGCGCCTTGGATGCCGTCCATCTGAGCTTTCGTCCAGCCAAAGCCGCCCGTTGCATGGTCAGCCAACAGCGCAATCGCTGCATCACGATCGCCGCCTGTTGCATGCAGATATTCCGCCGCAAACTCTTGTGGCGAGGATGGGATCGGCGCGGCTGCATCCCGATACGTCCGCGCCACGCCCTCTTGGCCCGCAACGTAATGCCCATAACCGAACGACTGATTGCCCTCGCCGGTGCCGATGAAGCGGTCATCGAACGCGTTGAAGTCGGCGCCGCTGCCGTGATAGCCGCGGATGCCCGGCGCATCGCCCAGCATGCCCAGCGCGATCGTCGGCGCCAACTCCATCGCCTGCTGCACCTGCGCGTGCGCCTGATACCGCTCCGGGCTCACGATCGGCGTCGCCTGCCGCAACGCCTGCGTCGTCTCCGTGCCAACCGGATTGTCCGCATCCCAGCGCGGCGTCACGTCCTGCGCCTGCGGCTCCGTCACGCGCCGATACAGGTCGGCTAGCGCCGCGCCCTGGTCACTGCCGTCGTCCTGCCCAATCCGCAGCAGCCCGGCGCCGGTCTGCGCCAGCGTCTGGCCCTCGTCAGGGTCGAGCAGCGATGGCATCAGATGCGCCCGAGCAGCAGCAGCACCAGCAGGATCACCACGATCAGGCCGATGCCGCCCATGCCGTAGCCATATGCGGGATAGCTGCCGTAGTAGCCGCCGCGCCACCCCCAGCCGCCGCCTACCAATAGCAGCACCAGCAACACGACGACGATCAGAGCAATTGGCGACATCTCAGTTACTCCTAAGTCTCGCGGTTCGGGCCGCCCCACCACTGCGGCGGCATCTGCCCGCGCGTGTGGCCTGGGTAGTTGTAGTCCAGCGTCATCGGGTCGGTCGTATAGGCGTTAGGATCGATCGCCCGGAACCGCGTGTCGGGAGCGAGCGCCTGCGGCGATTGCGTCGGGAGATTGCCCATCCAGGTGTCTGCCGGCGCCGACTGTGGTGCCACCATCTGCGCGACAATCCTGGTATAGAGATCGCGGAGCGCATCCCGTCGCGTGTCATCGTCGATCCCCAGCAAGCCCGGCATCGCTAGTACTCCATCCCAGCTATTCTAGGCCGTAGTGGCATCTGCGCATACAACCCGGCGTCGCTCTGGCTGCTCACCATCATGCCCGCCTCGGCCAGCGTGAGCAGGAACGCATCGGCGCGATCCGGCGACGCCAGCCCACGCGCCCGCATCTGTTGTTTCGACTCGATCTGCACCCGGCCATCGCTCGTATACGTGTAGCGTGGCGCCACCAGGTCATCGCGCAGTTGCTCGTCACGCGGCAGCCGGCACATGCGCGACGCCAGCCACTCGCGGCCACGCCCCCACAGTTCATCGCGCAGGCGGACATACCGCCCAGTCGTGGATGGCGCCTCGCCGACGTTCACGGCTAGGACTTGAATTCCCTGCTCCATCAGCCGGTCGGCGACACCAGCTCCAATGCCGATGGCGTCGATCGCGATCAGCGCCGGCTTGTTGTTCGCCATCAGGTCGTATTCATGCTTCACCGCGCCCGCGAGCATCATGGTATCGAACTGGCGCCAGACACGCGGCGGCTCGGTGACGACATAGCCGCGGCGCTTGATGAGGACGCTGCTGTCGTCGCCGAAGCGAGCCACGTCGAGGCCCCATATCTCCGACTTTGTGAGATCAAGCGCCACATCGCGCTGCATTGCCTGATCGACCAACTCGCCGGCGATGAACGTGTCGGAGTCGGCCTCAGGGAACTCGCCCAGAACTCGCACGCGATATGCGGTGCTGTTGAGGCCGTAGCGGTCGGCGTGCTCTTGGACGAACTCTGCGGTGACGCGCGGGCTGTCGAGGCCTGAGACCTTCATGGTAAACCAGCGCCCGCGCTCCGTCGCATGGGTGCGCCAGAAGAACCCTGTGCTGCGCGTTGGATTGCCGATGAGGATGGTGGTCGCGCCGGCTGACGACATGCTGCCGGCCGCGGCTTCAAACACCGGCTCGGCGATGCCTGACGCCTCGTCGCACACCAGCAGCACGTTGGCGGAATGGACGCCCTGCATGCTCTCCGGCGTCTCCGGTCGGCTGGTGCGCGCGGTGACGAAGCTCTCCGGGTCGGCCTTGAGCTTGAGGTGATCCGATGTCAGGTCCCAGAGTTGCTGCCACGCGGGCGGCAGCGTCTTGTGCCACTTGAGCAACTCAGGCCACAGCACGTCGAACAACTGCGGCGATGTCGGCGCCGTCGCTACAGCCTTGAACGGCGCGCGCGTGTTGCAGAACCACACCAGCGCCCATGCGGCGAACGCGCTCTTGCCGGTGCCATGGCCCGACCGAATGCTGATGCGCGTGTGACCGCGAGCAAGCGCGCGCAATGCTTCGAGTTGCCACTTGTCAGGCTCAACTTTCAATACCTCGCGCACGAATGCGATCGGCGCGCGCACGTATCGCGCCATGGCGGTGTCGAACGGATTGGCGCTGGCGCTGATGGCTTTTGCCCAGTCGAACGGCTCGGTCGGGTGTTGGAGGTTGAGCGCCATCGCTATTCCAGCGCCGGCTCTAGCAGATTCGATGGCGCATTCGGCGCTGTATCTACGTCTGTATGCTCAGCCTCAAACACGCGATCGCCGTTGATCTGATCGGAGATGGATCGTGCGGCAATGAGATGCAGGAACGTGACCTTCTCGCCGGTAGTTGCATCGGTAACTGATTGCGGTGGTTTGCCGAAGCCACGATCGAGCAGAGCGATCACCGCGGCAAGGCGAATGCGCTCATCGTCGCTGTCGAGTAGTTTCGCCGCAACCTCGATGCACTTCGGCCCATGCACGCGAGCCAACGCAGCGATGTCGACGAGCGCCGGCGGACGCCCTGCGGGATTGCCGCTTTCGCCTGCCTCCCATCGCCTGGTGAGGTTGGCAAGGCTTTTCGGTGAAACCCTAGTGCTAGCAGTCATCGGAACGAACACCGACGCATGCGAAAGCAGCGCCAGCGGAGCCAGCGGATGAAGTGGGTCATGCGGCGCTCCGATCGTCTGATGCAACCCTAGATAGCTCCACCCACGGTTGCGATGCGGCCAACTTTGCGGCCGAGTTTGCGCGGTGCCTCACCCGTAGGGGGAGAAGTTGGCCGCATTTTACTTGCGGCCAACTTACTCCGTAGGAGGCACCGAAAGATGTTGGCCGCATCCGACTTGCGGCCAAGTTTGCGGCCAAGTTTTGGGGTGTATTAGCCAACTTGGCCGCCGATGAGTTGCCACTCATAGTTGCATGGTAATCCTTCGGGTGATCTGAGGCCGGCGCGGTTCCTGGTGCCGCTATGGCTACTTTCCTTCCACTCGGCCTTGACCACATGGCCGAGGCGCAGGAGTTCGCGGATGGTCTTACGCTGGGCGATCGGAGCGAGGATGCCGAGCGTTTCGAGGATCGGTCCTAGCGAGCGATCGGTATTGCCGAGCTGAGGCGAGTATGGGCCTGATTTTGTGCCTTTCTCGACCGCCGTCACGAGAGCTAGGACGAGCTCTGGTGAGAGCCTGGCGGATGGTGGCTGCCAAGGGACGCAGCGGACCACTTCCTCCCCGTTGATGGTGACGGCGAAGCGCTCGAACCATTCGCTATCCTCCGGCGCGGAATAGTTTAGCTTGGAGGCGGCGGAACCGAGCCGAAAATAGTAGCCGCGTCGGTCGGCCTGGATGCCCATCTGGTCAGCCTGCGCCAGCGACATCTTCTTGACAGCGAGTTCGAAGCGGACGGCGTTGACGATATCGCCGCCACCGCGGACGTTGTTCTGATCGGCAGCTTCGCTGTCGTCGCCACTTTTGTTATCATGGTGCATCGGCACCACGGCGCAGTTGAAATGCTGCGCGATGCGGGAGCGCAACAGCACCATGACCCGGCGCATCAACTGGTTGTCGTTCTCTGGCACCGCGTTGATGGCGACCAGAGGGTCGAGGAACACGGCATCCGGCTTGATTTTTTCGCAGGCGTGTTCGAGTGCTTCCCAGCACTGGGTGACGCGTACCGCGCCATGCTCATCGACATCGAACATGGTGGCATCGCCATTGGGGCCGACGCAAACTCTGTAAAGCCAGCCTTTGAGATCGGCAGGAGTGGCATTGAAGAACTCGAGCGCGGCGGTGATGCGGCGTTGCTGTTCTTCGCTGTTGTCTTCGAAGTTGGTGAGGATGATGCGGGACCGTCCGGCCGGCTCGAGGCGGCCGAAGGGCCGGCCGAGGACATTGGCGATCGCCCATGGGATTGCGAGTTGCGATTTGCCGCCACCACCAGGGCCGTGCAGCAGCGTTAGCTCGCCACGCATGAGGTATGGGGGCGCCAGCCACGGCCTGGGGGGAATAGCAGCGGGGTCCCATGGTTCGTCGGTGATGACGAGGTAGTGGGCGTGGTCGGGTTTCTGGCAGAGTTTGTCATACGCCTCCAGGATCTTCTTGCTGGCCTCGGTGCGTTCGCGGCTGGCGTAGAACTGTTCGTTCATCTCGGCGATTTCGCGGAGGATGAAGGCCATTGCTTCGCGGGTTGGTTCGTCATCCATGGCGCCGCGCCCCCTGGTTGCTGGTCTGCCACATAGCCTCGAGGACGACGCTGGTCACCTCACCCTCGGCGAGAGGAAAACCAGATTCACCATTGATACTATGGGCTTCTGCGAAGATGGCGTTGTCAGGCTTATGCACGGCGACCATGGGCCTGACCACGCGCTTAATGCGGTGTGCCGCTAGGTCGCGGGCTACTTGCTGCCGCTCCACTTCCTGGCGGAGCAGCCAGCGCTTGAAGCGCGCCACGTCGCAGGCATAGAGCGGGCCCAGGGCGCCGTCGCGCTCTTGCTGGATGGTATCCACCAGAAGCGCGGCGTCGGCGTGTGCGAGCGGGATTTCGCCCCTAGCGACGGGGCGGCCCATTTCGCGGGCGAGGCCATAGAGGTTGCGCGGCGCGGTCATGAGGCGCCACGGCGTGCGTGCGAGCATGCGTACCCCCTTGCAGGCCACGCGGCGGTCGGGTACAGAGGGGGCGCATACCTACCCCTCCATTCCCAGCCGGTGCGCGGCTGGTTACAATTACAGGCCCGTGCCGGTTCCAGCCGACACGGGTCTTTGCTTTTTATGGCGCACCCGCCATGATTCGGCAACGCGCTCATTCCGCCGCCTCGGCCGAAGGTGTGGTTGCCATAACCACGCCTTCGCCCCACGCCAGCAGCGGCGCGTCGTCCACAATGCGGGCGTCGGCCATGGCGCCATACGCATCGGACAGCTCGATGCCGATCGCGTCGCGCTGCAGGCGATCCGCGACAAGCAGCGTGGTACCCGCGCCCGCGAACGGGTCGCAGACCACGCACGGCTTAGTATCGGGCGAACGGGGAACGAAGCTGCGGTCGCATACGCCGCAGGTAAATTGCGCCAGCAACGCGTCCTGCTCGGTGACATCACCACAGTGCGGACACACGATGATCGTCATCCCGCCGGCTCCTCGGCGCGCGGCCCGTCGATCGTGTCGATGTGCAGCGCCGCCGGGGTCGCGCCCAGCGTGCCGGTGAGCACGTATGCGCGCGTCTCCGGATCCAGCGTGCCGCGCAACTCGATGCGCCAGCCGAACTGGTCGGCAATGAACCCGACCACCGTGCCGGCGGCGCCACCCTTCTCGAGCGTGCCGCGGTATTGCGGGTCGCTCATGCCGTGCCTGCCTTGCCATGCCTAGCGTGGACGGGCCACGCCTCACCCCGCCATACCCCGCCTGCCACGCCGCGCCCGGCCGCGCCTGTCCAGGCCGTGCCAGGCCACACCTGCCATGCCGAGCCGGGCCGGGACTGGCGCTGCCAAGCCTGGCCACGCCTGCCGGGCCGGGCCTAGCCAGACCCCGCCATGCCCCGCCCTGCCACGCCTGCCCTGC